CTTTAGCTCTACCTCTTTTTTATCTTCTGGATCATCATTCATGATTTCCCTAAACATTTCTTTCTCTTGATCTGATAATCTGTCTTTAAGATAATTGTATAATTTGGTGATTCTATTATCAGTCATTTATATACCTACCTAAAAGCTTTTTCCTTATTAACAGCTCTTTATACTTTCCCGCAAGAGGAATTATTTTAAAAATATCAAGGTTAAAGACAATATTTAAAAAGTAATCTTCATCATGATCCATCGCTTTTGCAAAAGATCCGAATAAATATTTTTTATTTTTTTCAAAACAATACTTTATGTAAGGTTTATTATCCTTATAGAAAGAAACTATCTCTTCGTCAATAGCAAAGTTAAATTTTGTTGCAAGCTCAACACACTTGATTACTCTATTTTCATTCTCCATTAAGGATGCGCTTGCAGGCATAATTGTTCTTATCAGCCTATTCTTTATATCGTCAAGGCCTCCAAACTCGTCTACAATTTTATCTTCCTGTATGTCATATAATATTGAATTTATAGTAAAGTTTCTAGATTCGGTCTCTGATAGATCAACTTCAGAGTTAATAGCAAGCATACCCGAAGAGAAATCTATCTTAGAGTGGTCTTCGGATATTATAGTAACATAGCCTTTTTTGCTTATTTTAAAATCTTTTAGGTTTTCCCTTGCGAAGAACAACCCACCCAGGAAGCTTTGCCCCCCAGAATTATTTGTTATATCTATGTCGCCATACTCTCTCTTTAGAAAATAATCCCTAACCACGCCTCCAACAAGATATGGTTTTTCCAGTTTATTTTTCTTAAAGCAATCCGATATAGAAAGAACGACAAGTCTATCTTCTTCTCTAAGGTTTAACATATCATTATCCCTCTACGTCTGAGCCTGGAACAACTACCTTTTCAGTGCTGGAGATTGCCTGTTGCGCATTTGCAAGCTGACCCATCATTTTGGTAACCCTTGTAAGAGCATAGCTAAAAGAATCAATAAGTTTTGATTGGGACTCTGCAAGCTCTGGAAACATACTTGCGATTCCAAGTCTATCAAGCATAATATCAAACTCTGCCAAAAGCCTAATAACTCTTCTGTCAGCCAACATACCTGCGATCTCATCAAGTTTATTTGCAGCATCACCTACATTTATGTCTCCTGCAAGATCGTCATACCTGTCATCGTGATCTGGAACTTTTATATCCTCAAACCTAATAGGCTTTACTTCATCAGAAGAGGGAATTCCATCTGTAGGTTTACTCTCTCTTGGAGCCTCATCTTTACTCTCGCCTAGCGCTTCATCCTGAGGACCAACAGGCTCTGTTCTCGCCACTCCATCAGTCATAGGGTCTTCGGTCTGTCCAGGATTAATAGGCCTTGGGGGAGCGGCTGTGGCTGTTGGAGCGTCAGGCGGTGAGCTGTCAGTAACAACTCCAGCATCTTCAGCAACCTCTTGTGCAAATTTCCTAAGGCCTCCTCCAACCTGATTGTTGGAGAGCTTTAACATTTTATTTGCAATATTAAAGGCATAATTGGATTTTGCGGATTTGGACATGGAGCTTCTAAACACCTTTGTCAGCATTCCAATATATTTGTGAGCTTCTCCGTAATCTTCTGTTGAGATATTTTCATTTTCCAAAAGAAGCCTTGTTAGTCCTAGGAGATATCTTCTAAGCTTTTTATAAGTCGCGTCACCACTATCTTTGGAATGATTAAACTTTTCTTTTGCTTCATAAGTCTTTTCGGAAAGATCGTCTTTTCTCCAGTCCGACTGATCTGCGATTGGAGAAAAATAATGCACCGCCTCTTTGTCAAGGCTTGCCTTCTTATAGTTAAATCTGTTTTTGATCCAATTATAAAAATCGTACTTCTCTTCTTCTGAAGTCATATTTGTTTTCGCTGCAACCTTGACAGAATCATCAAAAGAGTAACCATCGTTCATGTACATTGCAACTTTTTGTTCGCAATTATACCAAACTTCCAAATCGTATCTTTTCTCACCATCTGGTGAACTCATATTAAGGTATGATTTCTTTTCCATCTTTTTCATAGACTTCAAGCCTCCTAAGCAATTCTTTTATTTTTTCTCTAAACTCTTTAACATTCCCCTTTATAATACTATCTCTTAAATATGAAAGTATTTTCTGGGCATCATCTATTTTGATCTTCTTGGTATTATTTCTAAAATAGTTTTCTTCGTAAGAGGGAATGTTTTCATAGCACCAATCTCTAAAAGAAATAAAGCTATTAAGATCCGAAATCGTCAACCTTTTCAATTGATAATTTTTCTGATTCTTTTTCATAGTCAACTAGCCCCATCTTTTGGTTTAACTTATCAATAAATACTGGAATCTTCTCAGAGTCCATTTCCAGCAAAACATCACTTACAACATTTTTAATAATAGTAACCTGTTGCATCATTACATTGACATTAACATTGTGCTCAATTTTATTGTCAGAATGACCCTCAATAAACTTTTTCCAATCGGCCATAATGCTTCTCAAGATGTTTATATATTCTATGAAGATCTTATCCTCTCTTAACGAACCTCCTGACTGAAGAACATTGAAATAATATTCCAATCTTGAATTAACCAAAGCCTCCATCTCTAAGAGTCTTCTTGTAACATCTATTTCCGCATCAACAATCTCTTCTAACTTCTCCTTATACGGAGAACTATTTTTAACTATTTCTTTACGCTCCTCTTCCTTATCCGCATCATCCCTAGCTTTTCTTATTTCTTGAATATCGCTCAGGTACTCTCCTTGGATATTGAGATAATCTTTTCTAAACTTATGAAGAGTTATATATGTAACGTGTTTTTTTGAATCAGAATGTCTTTTCTTAAGCCACTCCTCTATGGATCTGACGCTCTCACCCTCGACCAACTTTTTTACAATTTCGTCTTTATCGGGATGATTTAATATTTTCTTAGACATATTTACCTCATATAAAAAGCGCAAGTATTAGTACATAATACTTGCGCTTAGTTTGTTATAAGTCTATCAATTTTATTTTTTGAATAATACGTCAATTATTCTTGATTCTTTGTACAACTTGCTACTTCTCAGGCTGTCTGAAGCCTGACTGGCTAGAGAATTCATATGAGAGGTTTGATACTGTACGCCTTGAGGATTATAAACAACATTGTCTTCGCTAAAACCTTCATTGTAGTCGAAAACTTTACCACTATGAGGATCTTTAAAAACATTACTCGTTCCAGGAACTCTTTGAGCTTGAACTCCTGGCATATTTGGAACATAACGAGTACTTAAACTAGATGACTCTCTATAGCCTTCTGGAGGCTTATACTTTTTATTATCAAACTGTAAATTATACTTGCCATCGTCAATCTGAGAATTTTCAATAGTGGTTCTTCTTTTCATATCTCTGGTTTCAAGATTAACAGGATGTGTACTTAAAATTCCATCGGTCGACTGTTGCGCTGACTTTTTTAACTTCATCAATCTTCTTATTCTAGCTTCTTTCATTTTAAATTTCTCCAAATATTACGTTAATTTTATTTGGTACGAGGATATGCCAAGCACCTCTGAATCTTTTTGATTCTTAGCTTGACTTATTCTGAATAGAGGAGTTAGCCTTCCGTCTTCGTCAAATGCCAACTTTGAAAGTGGAAGTCCAAATCTAGGAGAGTAAAGATCTAGAGATGTAGGGGTTCTTATCAGATCTCCTCTCTGCACCGCTTGCTTAATCATAGTCTCTTTCTCTTCATTCATGCCTGCTGTCTTAAGAAGACTTGCATATTTTTGAACCGCATGAACTATCTGCGTATCATCAAACTTATTCTGAATGGAGAGTAATGCATCCTCAGCACCCATAAAGTTTTTGTCCGAAACAGAACAAATCATCTCGTTCATAAGCTGATGGTAGGACATATTGTTGTAAGATTGCTTACTGAGATTAATTCTAGAGGCTTCCTTTGTAATTTGATTACCAGCAACCTTTCTTATGTTAGAACTATTGAAGTCATATTTCGAATTACTTGTAATGAAAATAGAAGGCATTAAAGGTCTTCCATTCGAAAACTCAACTGGGAACTCAAAGGAATTATTTCCAATCTTTGAAGAAAATATAACACCTTTATCGTTAATATTTGCAACTTTAAGTTGACAGGTAATTCCCGCAGAGCTCAACTCTCTGTTCAGAACACCTCTTGCTCCATTTACTTGATCAAAAGTATATTTAGAGCTAGAAACAATAATTCTATCTTCAATGTCAGTCAGATATGAAAGCTCTTTAGGGGCAGTAACATTCTCAACCTTAATCGAGTCGGTAGGTCTTTCTTCTGCAAATCTTGATCTGGCGTCAAACTTTTTCCCTTCTTCCTTTGACTTTAATGCGACCAAAACATTTTCTTTGGACAGCTTCTCTAGTCCATTATCCGAAATAAAGTGATCTGGGAGTTTGGGAACCCCTCCTGATACTTGAACGGGAATATCTATAGAAACTTCTCTGAAAGATTTTGTTTCAAAAGATGCTCTACATAATATAAAGTGCTCATTCTCTGCAACAACTTTTAAGTTCTTTGGGAAAATCCTAAAAGAATCAAGCTGAACCTTGGCAAATTTCTCAGCCCTGCTTCCAGTATCATTCGAGTATCCAGAAAATGCAGATTTTTTATTTAAAGAAAACACGCCAGCAAACTCATCGGCCATCTTTTCGAGACCAGTATCGTACTCTTGAAGAGTCTTTACGTGCTGCTCTCCGCCTCTTATATGAGAAGCGTTCGCTCTTTTAAGCTCGACAGGCTCTTTCTCGTGCGGAAGAAGAAGACCCGCCATCTTTGACTTAAAAACGGTAGCGTTTTCTCCGCCACAAGAATTAACCAGAGTTCCGTACAGCTGCCCGATCTCTTTTTGAGAAATAAAGTTTTGCACAGAAGATCTCTTGATAACAATATCTCTCATTGTATTTATAAGTATATCGCTAGGGTTGAGATCAGCTTCCTTTGATAAAATACCAGCTACGTATTTCGTAGGGAAATCCTTACCACTATCTAATCTCGAGGTCAGCGCTTTTGCGCTTTTAATTAATTTTTCCAATGACATCTTATTTTCCTATTTGAAATATTTTTTAAGTTCTGGATATGTACTTGTTATTGAGTTAAACTTATCTTGAGGCTGTCCAGCCAATACATCTCTTACGAAAAGTTCGTCTTCCAATTGCTCCTGAAGAGCAGACTTAAACATATTCAAATTGTCTCTGTCAAAACCAAACTCAGAAGAGGCAAACCGCTCTATTGGAGTGCTTTTGTACATAAGGGTAATATTTCGACCTTCGTAGTCGCTTGAGAGATTCCAGTCTCCTTGATTAGAATAATCATACTTAGGGTCAGATGCTCTGACTAAAAACTGTTCATCGCCAACACCCTCAAGCTTCCATAGGCAGTCATAATGATCGTTATATACTTTATACATATCAAAGGCAACTTTTCTCATTCCGAGATCCTCTGTTACGCGAATTCTATCCTTGTCACCCAGATTCTCTGACTTGTCTTTGAAAAATTTTACCAAAGTCTTATCTAACTCATTCACAAAACACCCCTCTATATAGTTTTTGCTTTCTTATTAATAGACATCTATATTTAACACTCAAAGTAATAGATTATAATGGCGAGGGTTCTTCGTCATCATCGCCCATATGCTTAATTCTTTTAAACTCATCTATTCTTTTTAAGATTTCTTTTATTTTGGGATTTACAGCGCATTGTTTTTTTAATTTTTTATAAACTCCGCCATATCTCTTCTTATCATTCTTATAATCAATGTTTCCGTGCAAAGCTTTATGTACCGCGCTTTGAGTTATCCCCAGGTGTTGGGCGATTGCATTCTGAGTCTGCCCCTCTACCCTCATAAGAAGCACGGTTCTTTGGTGGTCGGTTAAAGAATTACTGTGAATCATATTATATAACTCATCTGCCAGCTCTTTTCTCATTAAAACCATTTCTTCTGAAGGAGAAGACTCTTCTAGTATGTGGCCCATCCCTCTTTCTTCGGGGAAGTTATTTAAATATGTTTGATCAAACTTAACTTCCACTATTTTATATTGATATTTTTTCGACTTAGACACAACTCTCTCCGTCTATGGATTAAACTTTTTAAACTTTCTTCCGAAATCCGCTCTTTTATACTTTTTAAAAAACTCATCAACATCTTTTATGTCATCTGGCCCTTTTAAAAAGTGCATGTTCAGGATATTACTATCATACTTCCCTTTTACTCTAGATGCAGTTATTTGACCAGATTCGTCACTATCATAAATAAAATACAAATTATTAGTAAGTCTTAGCAGCTTTACAAGATGCCCTCCAGAGAAGGCAGTTCCACCAAGAGCAACACATTCTTTTATTCCATTTTTAGTCATAGCTACGTGATCCAGGTATCCTTCCACAATAAACACCCTATCTTTCTTTAATATTTCTTCATATGCTAAATTCAAACCAAACAGAACATTGCTCTTTTTAAAAGAACTATTTTTATATTTCGGAATATTTAACATTTTAAAGTTAATATCAGAAGTACATCTTCCAACAATACCTACGGCTTCATCATGCTCATTGTATATGGGTATGATAAGCCTTTGAAAATCTTTAAAATCGCTGTGATATGGGCTTTTCAATATACACTTTCTCAAGAGATAATCTTCAGGGACATATCTCTTGAGAGTTCCCAAGCTCTGAGGAAAGAAACCTATCTTGTACTTGTCGATACAATCTTCTGTTATTCCTCTTCCTTCAAGATAATCACACACAGAGTCTGAATTTTTTAGGTTTGCATGGCATATCTTGGCAATCAAATTCATATAATCATATTCAGATTTTACAGAATTTTTCTCTTCAATAACAGATATGTTAGATGTATTCATTTTTCAATCCCCTTCATCGATTGTATTCTCAATAGCAATGGTCATTGCTTTTGTTATATTTAACATACAGTCGGCAGGAGTGCCACAACTTTTTCCAATTATTTTCCCTGAAACCTTTGAGGCTTCAACTTTATTTTTGCACTTTACGCAATCAAAAAGAAAAGCCTTCTTTCTCTCTCTGATTACGTCACGATTGACCTCCATGGATCTCTTCGCAAAGCTCGACACCAAAACATCTTCACCGCACTCATTACAGAACGCTTTGTTGGAAGGTACATCCAACGAAGCGTCTGTTGTTGTTTTTCCAAGTTTACAAGTTCTTGGACATTGAACTAACATTACATTTCTCCTAAAAGACTATTTTCTTCTAATATTTCTTCATCATCTTCAGAAATACCTGTCTTTACTTTGTTTATATAGTGATCTCTTACTGCCGATTCAACAGTGCCAGATATCTCCAAAATTCTCTCTTCGGCCTTAATCCTTCCTCGGAAGGAATCTTCCATAATATCATACATAACATTGTTAGGTCTTTTTACAATATCAAACTTAACTGCTAAATCTAAAAGTTCTGACTCTGTACTAACCATACCCTTAACATATTCTATACTATACTCGGCTTTCCCGAATGGTCTACCCACCTTGTTCTTTCTAATTGAAGCCCTAACTTTATGACCTATTCTAGTTCCAGAGTCATCTTCAATGGCAGACCCTCCAATAGGTGCCATTTCTACCATAACCGAACAAGCATGTTTAAGAGCTCTTCCTCCTGGTGAAGATGTTGATGGTCCGTACATAACTCCGATAGTTTCTCTTATTTGATTTATGCCAATAAAAGTTACATTTGTTTCTGACAAAACAGGAGTTAGCTTTTTAAGTTCTGTTGTTAGGAATCTTGCCAAAGAAGCAACATTCATCTTTCCAGCCTCAGAATCTTCCTCCTGAGGAGTGCTAAGAGTTGCTACAGAGTCCAAGACAATTATGCCCAAATTTGCAAACTTAGGATCAGTGCCCTCTCGAACAAAATCCAAGATACCCTTCATCTTTTTCTTACCGATTTTGGATTTCGGATTAGGTATTCCGATCAGTCCGTCAAATATTTTCTTGGCTTCATTTGTTTTAATAACCATGACCCTTTTAGTATCAACACCTAAAAACTCTGCCCACTCTGGATCGTATGTAAACTCGGCATCTATAAACATTGCCGTATTTGCAGGGTTCTCGTCCAAGTAGCTTTTGATGCAAGACAAGGCAAGCATTGTTTTCCCTGAAGACTCCTTGCCTGCAAACTGAACAATCCTACCCCTAGGAATGCCCCCTATCCCTAGAGCTGCGTCCAATGACGGTGATCCAGTTCTGACATGAAGAACCTTATCTAGGATGACATTATCACCCGACATAAAAAAACTGTCAACTCCAAAGTGCTTTGCCATTTCTTTTTGAGCTTCTGACTCAGATATTCTCGCCATTTATTCCTCCAAATGCTTGAGATTTCAATATTATTATAGTCGTATTTTTAAAACATAAAAGATTATTCTAGTAATGATGAGAAACCTTTCCTGATTCCTTAACCCTAAATGTTGTTGGCGGCTGCCAATCACTCGGCTCTTCAGGATCATCTACCATCATAGCCTCAGTATTTATAAGCTGAAGACCTATACTTACAGCATTCGATAAGGCTGTAATGGTAACCTTTACAGGGTCTATGACTCCAGTATCGTACAGATTTTCAAAACTATCCGTCCTGGCATTGTATCCGAAATAAGAATCATCCTTTTCTAAAACATGAGTCTTAACATTTAAAGGATCCTTGCTTGCGTTTTCACATATCTGATAAAAGGGTCTAGAGCATGCATCCGAAAGCATATTTAAAACATTCTGATGCTTATCATGATTTTGCCGTCTAAGCATCTCAGAGCATCGCAGCAGGGCAACTCCCCCTCCAGCGACGATTCCTTCCTCTAAGGCCGCTCTTGTAGCCCACATGGCGTCCTCAATCCTATCTCCCTTCTCTCTCAGCTCTAACTCTGTAGAGTAACTCACAGAAACGATTGCGCCTTTTGATTTTAGAAATCTTAACTTGTCCAATAACTTGTCTCTTGAGGCATCACTAATAGAATCTTTTAAGGCATCCTCATAAATTCTTACTTTTTCTGAGATGTAATCATCATTCTTATCTGTTTCAAAAACTTTTGTGACGTGAGGTCCAACTTCTATTTTTTTAGCAAAACCAAGATCTTCAATCTCCGTGGTTGATAGGTTCTCAGAAACAGAATAGTTTGTTCCCAGAACAGAGCAAAAATCTTCAAAGAACTGCTCTTCAAGAAGCGCCTGAGGTATCTTTACTGCGCAAACCTTTAGCTTCCCAAGATTGTTATTTGCAACAAGAGTTTCTAGTGCAGTCTTCGTAATATCTCTTGCCAAAACTAAAACAGGGGTGTTAGTCTCATGTATCTTTGTAAATAAGCCAATACAATCATCAAAATGAGTCATCTCTCTGTTTACACATAATATTCTGGCATTCTCTAAGATAACATTCTTACTTCCCTTTGATAAGAACCTAGAATCTTTAAGTCCAGACAATATCTCCAATCCGTCAACAAACCTCACGTGAGAATCCTTAGTGGAGTTCGCCTCAGCGCTAACAGTCCCAGATAATCCAGCGTACTCATAAGCGTCTGCAATGAGTCCTCCTATTTCATAATCATTATTCGCACTTATTGAGGCAATATTTTTTGTATCCTCATATCCAGATACAACTTTTGAGTTCTTTACTATAAACTCTTTTGAAATCTCAAGACCATACTGCAAACCCTCTCTAATATCTATAGGAGATGCGTCTGTTTTTAAAAGCTTAAAACCCTCTTCCACAATGGCATTACTTAGAACCGTAGCCGTTGTTGTTCCGTCCCCAGCGATATCTGCAGTTCTTCCTGCCGCCTCTTTTATAAGCTGACAAGCTTGGTTTTCAAAGGGATCTTTCAGGACAAGCTCTCTAGCTACAGAAACTCCATCTTTTGTAATACACGGATTCCCTATAAATCTACTATAAAGGACATTCTTACCTCTGGGTCCCATCGTCTTTGCGACAATCTTTGCTAACTTTCTAGATCCAGAAGAAATTTTCTCTCTCGCTTCTTCATCGAAAACAACCAACTTAGACATATAATCTCCAACTTTAACTTTACAGTTTTCTTATTTTTTATTAATGTGATGTATCAATACGGCTAGGGCATCTGCCTCATCGTAAATCTCTTTTTTTGTATTATTTATTCTATTTAACTCTACTTTAAAATCAGGGTAGTGCTTTAGAATAACGTTTAAAACATCTTTCTTATCAACCTTTCCCTTTAGACCTAGAGTTTTTCTTATCGCGGCAACAGTATATTTTATAGGAACTACACTTGTGGCGTCGTAACACGCCATCGACACAACCTCATTAAAGCAACTCAATATTATAATTGTTTTGGCCGAACTTCTGCCTGCTGAAAACTTCCTAGCGTAATCTTCAATGCAGACAACTTCTGGGCTTATTCTTTTTATGATCTTTTTCATATCAGAATAAGTAGAGCTGAGCCTTTCCGCTATAGAGATATTGACATTCTTAACCTTAGACTTTTTAGGCTTGTAATGTCCTTTCTCTATTATAACTCCGTCCTCTAAGACAACATACCCTATTGTTGCTGAGGATATGTCTAAACCTAACTGCTTCAATTAAACCTCTCTTTCTGCTTAGTATATTATACTAATTAGAAAGTTTTTTTTAAAAAAAAAGGAGAGACCGAAGCCTCTCCTTAACGGAGCAATATGAATTATCTTTATTCGAAATCGAAGTCGAAATCTTCATCTTTAACAGTCTCTTCTTTTGGAGCATCTCCAGTATAAGAAGAAGCGTCCCATCCCATAACCTCACAAACCTTTGTCGGATCAGCAGGAGAAACCAACCGTTCGATGTCAAGTTCGGCATTCCACTCTTTAAACTTTTCCCTTAAAGATGGATCAATGCCTTCTTTCGGATTTGGAGTTACTGAGTAGAGAGGATTAGTACCTTTAGGGCCTCTAATTATTGAGATGTCATATGCGGAAACCTTTCCCCATCGAGGATTGTTGACTAGCGCAATAATACCGTTATAAATCTGAGATCCGATTTCTGCAACTTTAAATGTTTGGCTTGATAGATCAAGAACTTTAATCATCCATTTTGTTTGTCGACGAAATCCTGAATCTTCAAGACGAGAGACCAGAGCTGGACTTTCAATCGGAGAATTAATCTTTCTCTTACCTTGAGAAGTTTCAACCCAATGAACGTAAAACTGATGTGGGTTCCCAAGAACGCGCACAATATTTTCACCTTCTGTCAGTCGCAAGAAGAGATCATTGTTATTTGTTGGTTTATTTGTCGCTTGAGCGGTGTTCCAATCTACTTCACCGAATACAATTTTTTTAGACATTTTTTATTTTCCTGTATTTATATAATTTAACTTTAAGCTTTAAAAGCCTTATTGTTCATTCTCTAGGTTCGTAATGAGTCTCTTTTTCAAACTACCAAATATCCTCCTCGTCCACAAATTGTGGACTACTTTCTGTTTCATCAACTACACTTACATTATAGTCGCCATTTTTGTTATTTGCAAGTATTTCTAAAGAAAAATCTCGAGATAGGAAAGTTTTAAATGCGTAATGCCATCCAGAAAAGTATGACGCCTTAGCCTCAAGGTACTTTTTCGCTGCCTTCGTCAGGGACACTTCATTACAAACAGCAATGTAATCCTTGTTCGCAAGAGCATACCACTCCTTATCCTTAGCAGTCTTAAATCCCTTTTCTTTTGCCATCTCAAGGGCAGCATAAGCCCAGGCCTGATTCTTCTTCCCGTCGAGAAGTCCTAAGTATCTGTCGAGAAGCGCAATCTTCTCCTGACAGATGTTTTGCCCCTCTAGAGTAAGAACCAAACCTTTTGATGCAATATTCAGATCGATAGACGCAGATCTATTCGAAGGAAGGCTTTTCTCAATATCAAGAACATCTTTAATGTCTAGATTCTTTATTTTAAAACCATCTGTGTTGACAATATCTACAAACTTCACTCTTTCTCCATACTCTTTTCGATTTTTTCAATTCTGGATTGAAGTCCTATAAACTTCTTGTCCATAGACCTAACTCTTTGATTTATCATTATATTGTAAAGAAACTGAATAACCATACTGTCAGTCTTTTTTGCAGAAAACACAGCCAGAAGTGTTCCATTGTTGTCACTATCAAAAGTATCTATGAAACTTTCCTTACCAATCTCTTCTGCAATATTATTATAGACGTCAAATTCGGATTTTAAAAGAAAAAGCCTCTTATTTCCAACTGCCCTAATCATGTTAAACTCCAGAAAGCCTATTTACTCTTGCTCCAGATTTTCTTGCCATTCCACTATTTCTAGCTATTGACTTTTTTCTTTCAACTTCATCCTCAAGAGACAAGGTCTGTCTTGGCTCTATGTCGTCAGGCAATAACTCCAATTCGGATGACGCTAAGACCTCGCTTCGAACCTGAGCTCTAATATCCTCCAAAGAACCAACTTCTTTATTAGAGTCATCTCCTTCAGTTGCAGCTTCGGTATCGATTTCTTCCTTTTCCTCAGCAACTATGAACTTGTTTTTTATAAATATACTAAGAACATCCAGATCATATTCTGACAACTTGCCACTACATATTCTAGAACTTTGAAGCGCTAACTTCACTCTCTTAACTACCGAAAGGTATTCATTATCCATAAGTGTTCCGCCGCAACCAGGGCATGTATTCTGTCTTATCGCAAACCCCATTTCTTTTGAAACTCCGAAGCCGCATTTTTTACAATCAAGCATATTAACCTCCATATACTCTTTCTAATTTTTTAAGTGCCAAATCCTTATTATCCATATAAACAGAGACCACACAGATAGCTTTGAATGGTATACCGTCCATAAGCTTGTTTCCATACTTCTCATAATCCTCAGTCCAGACAGTAAGTTCGCATGTACCTCCCCATCTATCCTCGACAAGGTATTTTGCAAACTTCCTACCTATATTTTTACCCTTTTTTATTTTAAATTCTTTAACTTTATTTTTAATAATTGCCTCAACCTTCACAACCCTCTTTTCCTTGAAAGTTGGAACCTCTGACAATTTCGCCACTACCGCATTCTCAGAGAAGAAACCCTCATAAGCCTCGCTTAGATTGCCAGATACAGTTCTTCCGAGAACCTCTCTCTCTCCAATAAGAATATCTTTTCTATCCCACTCATCTCCAGAAAACTCAGGTAAGCCTTCAAGTGTTTCTTTTTTCTTAATATAATTCTTAGCTTTTGTTCTTATCTTTGCATAATTCTCAAAAGCCTCTTTTCTTGATATGTTAAAACAATCAAAAGCTCCTGCCTTAGCCAAAGACTGTATGGATGTCTTATTTACCACTCTGGAATTAACTTTAACCAAAAAGTCGTAAAAGGAATCGTAAGGTTTCATGCTAACTATCTCATTAAGAGCTTTCTCTCCAACACCCTTAACGCATGAGAATCCACTATAGAGACTGCTATTATCGCTAACACGGTATTTATCATTACTGTTATTTATATGAGGCGGCAATATTTTTATTTCCATCTTCTTGCATGCAGAAAGATAAGTCTGACTCTTGTCAGAATTTGAATTCTCTGAATTTAATAGAGAGCACATAAATTCTGTAGGGTAATTAGTCTTTAGCCAAGCCGTGTATACTGATATGTGAGAATACGCTACAGAGTGAGACAAGTTAAACCCATACTCTCCAAATGGCATAATTTCAAAGTCCCAAATCTCTTTTGCTTTCTTATATTTCATCCCAGAAACATTCATACAATCTTTAATGAAGCTTGTCTCTGTTCTCAATACAAGATCCTTATCCTTCCCCTTCAACTTGGTAATTTTTCTCAAAGCATCAGCCTGATTAAGGTCCCAACCTGCACAGTCTTTTGCTATTCTCATCATTCCCTCTTCATATAAAGATACTCCAAACGTAGACTCCAGAGCCCCTGCTAGAGATGGATCTCTATACTTAACCTTCTCTACTCCAAATCTTCTCCTTACGTAGTCTTTCCTATCCTGAGCAGAACAAGAAGGTCTTCCTAGAGCATTAATATCTGAAATCATTCTAACATCCTTAGGTTTGATCTTTTGGCACAAAGGACTTAGAGAACTTTCCAGCTGAAAGACACCTATATTATTTCCGTTAGAAATATTTTCAAAAGTTTTCTCATCGTCAACAGGTATATCATCCATCGCAATAACCTTACCATGCCTTTCTTCGATAATCTCAAGAGCCTCATTTATCTGCGTCAGAGTATTTAAGCCTAAAATATCCATCTTGATAAGCCCATTATCCTCTGTTCTCGTTTTTTCCCATTGGGTAGCTAAAACACCATCCTTATCAATTCTCAAAGGTACCAACTCGTACAAGGGTCTGTCTCCAATGACGTAACCTGCGGCATGAGTTGCCCAGTTTCTAGTAAGTCCTTGGAGTTTTGTCGCATACTCATAAAGCTTGGGATATTTTTCCATATACTTTCTAAACTCACTAGAAATATCCATAGCCTCCTCTAAGGTTTTTGTATCTGGCATGATAGAAGTAATGTAGTTTGCGATTTTAAATGCAGAAGATTTATCACCACCTATATTCAGGCTTCTTGCAACATCTTTAATTGCAACTTTCGGAGTGATAGTAGACCAGTTTGATATATTCGCCACTCTGTCGTATCCGTACTTCTTTCTCAGATAGTCTCCAACCATGTATCTTTTATTCTTACAAAAATCAGTATCAATATCTGGAAAGGACTTCTTTTCCTTATTATGAAATCTTTCAAAAAGTAGCCCATACTTAATTGGATCTATTGACGTTATGCCTGTCAGATAAGCAACTAGCGACCCTGCGGCCGAACCCCTCGCTGGTCCTACTGGAACACCATTATTTTTTGACCAATTTATATAGTCCGCCACAATGAGCATGTAAGAGCTGAAATTTCTAGCTTCCAATATGGAGAGTTCATATTTAACTCTATTCCAATATTCCTTCTTCTCTTCAGGTTCGAGGCCAGTGAGCTTCTTCTTAAACTCCTGCATACATTTAAATCGCAAGTAAGACTTGTCGATAGGTGTTCCTTCATCGCTCTCCACATGCCAAGCCTTAAAATCTTCAAAGTCTGGCTCCTCATTTATAGGAAACTTCGGGAGAATAGGGTCTCTTGCTTTTAAATATGAAGGCTCGGAGCAGGAATCCGAAATCATAATAGAATTCTTCATGCCTTCTTCTGCAATTACTTCACCAAAGTGACTTACAATCTCTTCGTGGGATTTCAAGTACATATCTTGAACGCCATATCTGAATCTATTAGGATCATCAAAAGATTTTTTATCTTTAATCGCAAGCATCATGTCATGATACTTCGCTTGCTCCTTATCTAAATAATGTGCATCGCAAGTTATAGTGTACTTTATTCCGTAATCTCTTCCGAACTCTACCAGCTTTTGATTTAAAAGGTGTTGATCAACCCTTCCATCATCTGTTTTTAGCATATGTGGCTGTAACTCTAGAAACAAATTCTCGCCAAAGATACTCTGAAGTCTTAGCATTCTCTGTATAGCCTCATGCTCATTTTGATCCGCAATAAGAGCTCTGGCTATCGGCCCACCAGAGCAGGCTGTCAAACAAACGATATCTTCATTAAAATCTTTTAAAAGATCCCACCCCATTCTGGGTGTTCTTTTCCCCATATACCCAGAGACTTGATTCTTGTAAGATTCATAATTAAGTCTTAAAAGATTCTTATATCCTACCTCGCTCTTAGCGAGAAGAACAAGATGATACGACTTTTTAACGGAAAGGTCTGTAGCAAAATAAGCCTCCATTCCAGGTATAAACTTTACTCCTGTCCTTAAGGACGCCTTATAGCAATCATAATGCGCAGTCATTGTCCCATGATCCGTAATGGCAATTGCTCGGTGATCTAAGCCTAGGGCTTGGTCGAATAACTGATCAACATCATTCATCCCATCTAGGGGAGATCCAATCTGGGTGTGGTTGTGGAGGGAGACGAAAGGGGCTTTTGTCATGCTACACCTATCCTATTATTTTAGGTTATTTTTTTACTCAAAACTATTGTATCTCGAGGAGCCAACTATGTCAACCGAAAAGAAGACAATTATTTTTATTTCACAGTTCTATTTAATCCTGCCCTAATACGGCTACAATTGCTATACATTAACAAACAAGTATATAGGATATGTATATATATAGTGTAGTAAATATACATATATATTGTATGGGATTTTAGCATGGGGCATCGAGCCTAAGGAAAAAAGGTGAGCATTGCTATTATTATTAATTCATTTACAAGACTGGAGGTTCTTTGTGAGCAGATATTATGATCCAACTCTCAAGCTTAGGGAGGATATACTAAAATCTGGAGGATTTGTTAACTGCCACTCTCATATTGACAGAGCGTATACTGTCTATGAGAATAATTTGGACAAAGAGTGCGAAAAATTCCTAACAGAAAAGTGGAAGATTGTGGACAATATAAAAAAATCCTCAACAGAGGAAGATATATATAATAGAATGAAGTATGCTTTTCTGGATCAGAAAGAAAAAGGCGTCTCTGAAATATGTTCATTTGTAGATGTTGATTCCGTTATACGGTATAAGGCGATAAATGCTGCGACAAGACTGAGAGAAGAGCTTAAAGGGGATATTAAAATAAAGTTGGCCTGCCAAACTCTAAAAGGAGTTTGTGATAAGGCAGAGAGAAAGATTATTGAGAATGTGATAGAGCATTTTGACATAATAGGATCTCTTCCTGCTGCAGACGTTAGTATAGAGAAGCACTTAGATGTTGTTATGTCGTGGGCAAAAGACACTGGAAAGAAGCTACATATACATGTCGATCAGCTAAATCTTTCAAATGAGAATGAAACATCTAGAGTTCTTTCCGAAATACCAAAATATAAACTAGAAGGCAGAGTTAGCGGTATTCACGGTATAAGCATAGCCTCTAAAAAAATATCCGATAGAGTTGAGATATATT